GGATTTATTTAGAATTTTAAGTGCTTGAGATGCTTTCTCATTATTATATCCATAGTATTTTTTAACGCATTCTAAATCGTTGACCTTATCCTTTCGGAGCCAGGGAGAGAATCTCTTCTTTTTCCTCAAACTATTTAGATAAAAGGAATATTGCATATCTTTGTCTAAAGAATGGTGAAGATTCATTTCATTTACATATAGAATACAATCAATATGCCCAGACAAACATTTGTTAATGATGTAAGGTGGGTAATCTTTCTTTAGAGTTTCATCTTGTTCTATTAGATTATCTTTGGTGAAGTTAATAGAGTTCAACCAATCTTTAAGTTCAGTCACCAATCAACCCCTCATTTTTCAATCTATTGTAATTATAGCATCCATCAAAATTAACTTGAATTTTTGGAGTTTTACTATAATTAAATAGCAGGAGTTCTTTGCGTTGTTTTTGATCTCGCATGTATTCACCTGTAGAGCGCATAGTATAAGTTAAATCAAACTCACCAGCATTCCAATTCGTGAAGCGATCCTTGACAAGTTGATCTGAATTATAACTTATCAACTGATCCATATTATTAGAATCGCAATCGGCAGCAAACTTATCGTGATCAAATCCTTTGTGCATTGATCCTTTTCTCCCATAGAGATTATCCTTAATGTCATAAGGAGGATCGAGATACATAAAAGCACCTTTGTTTCCATCCATCAGATAATCATAAGAATAATTAGTTATACGCCATTTGGAGATAAGTTTAGAATACTCAGGCAGTTTCTCAATACCTCTAAGACTAAAATTAGCATTAGATGCTTGGGGTGAGAATGAGGAACTTTCAGTTAGACCAGAGAAAGAGCACTTATTGATAATATAAAAATCGGCAGCACGATCAAGATTTGAACGACCTTCTTCATGTAATTTATCCTTACAATAAAGAAATAGATCCCGTGCTAATTCTGGTTTATTGTTTGCTAATTTTATTCCTTCAAGATTATCTTTCAGATCTGTTCCAAACATTTGAAGTTGTTGCCAGAAATTCACCAGAGGTTCATATAAATCATTTACCCAAATATCCAGGTTGGGATATTTTTTAGTAATATGAATTGCTACAGAACCGCCACCAAGAAATGGTTCACGAAACTCATCATAGTCGCGGAGGTCTGGAAAGAAAGGATCCATCTTGATGCAAGCACGGGACTTACCGCCTGGGTAGCGTAACGGGGTCTTAAGTGATTTTTGGGAACTCATTTAAACTCAACCTCACACATAATTTCAGTTAGTGCGGCAAGAAGATTTATTTCCTGGTCAGCAACAAAACAAATCTGATACTGATACTTTGCAATAATCAAAACAGCAGACGGAATAGAAGCAGGCACTAGAACATCATAAAGGGCATCATAAACCCTACGAAGAATAACAGAAGAATCATTATCAAGATTAGAAACAACCCATTTGCGAACTTCCGTAAAATTCTTCTCTTTGAGATATTTAAGGAGATCATTTACAGATACATCAGAGAAAGAGGCAAGAATACCAGCATCAATCTTTCCACTTGTAGAATAACGTTGGCATTCGTTGAGGACCCTACGGAAATCTGGAAAGTGTTTAGAGACCAATTCCATAATGACTTTTTGGTCATACTCAATTTTTTCAGCATTAAGAATGATTTGGAGTCGTTGGAAAAAGTTTGCTGCGAGTTGTGCCTTTTGTTTTCCTTTAATAGTGAAGTCAATACAAGCACAACGAGAATGTAGTGGTTCAATAATCTTGTTCTTGTAATTGCAGGTGAAAATAAATCGGCAGTTATTATAGAATGCCTCAATATTTGCGCGTAGAAGCATCTGAACATCATTACCAGTATTATCTGCTTCATCAATAATAATGACTTTATGTTTGGAAGAACCCGTCAGGGACACAGTAGACGCAAAGTTCTTTGCTTGATTTCTTACAGTATCCAGAAATCGTCCTTCATCAGATCCATTAATGATATAGTAGTCGGCACCAAGTTCATTACAGAGTGCTTTTGCAATGGTTGTTTTACCAATACCAGGAGGACCGGAAAGAAGTAGATTTGGAATTTCACCTTTCTCTACAAACTCTTTAAACGTTTTTTTAGTATCATCGGGAAGAATACAATCATCAATTACTTGAGGTCTGTATTTTTCCACGAAGAGGAATTCACTTGTCATAATAAATTAAATCCAGTCAGGTTTTCTTTGGGGCATACGAAGATAGTTATCCTTTACCCAAGGTTTAGATGCGATATATCTTTTATAAGCAGTAAAGGTATCAATCGTATCATCATGCTTCCATTCTTCAGGCATAGCACGAACAAACGGAGTTACATTCGTCAACTTACCTTTGGGAAACAAATAGTATGCATCCACAAGAGTTTTGTAACACGAATGAGTTTTATTATACCTTAAGGTATACTCATCGCACAAGTTCATCCCCCACTTGATTAACCAGTAAGCATTATCAATAGTGCTTGATGCCCACTTGGTGCAGGGATGATTGCGGAAAGCACCCTTATCGGTCTTGTAGGGGGTGCCATCGGTCTTAGGGAGGGTTCCGTATCCGTGACCCCACTTCTCTGATGCCACGATAGAGAGCATCTGACAGCACTCCAGAGGCATCTTGACTACATGTTTGTCTGGAAGGCAGATAGCACTCTCTGCAGGAAATTTAGAAGTTACAAAGATGTTCATCCAAAAGTAGAATCAGGTTCCAAAGCAATATAGTACGTGACATCAAATCCAGTATTCTTGAAACGTGAAAGAAGTTTTTGTGAAATAACTACTTCATAATTACCAGGAATGATCTTAATATTCTCAACCTTAAAGTTAAAGATAAACACATCAGTAGTCTCACCTACTACAATAGAGAAATCATTGGAGGTGTCGTTCTTCTTATCACGAACCACCAATTTCACTACACCTGCTTCACCAACCACAGATAAATCGGGTAGTTGATATACAGCAGCAGCCTTTAGAAGTTTATCCAGTTCTTTAGTATCAAGAACAAAACAAACATCTTCAGAGGGAAGTGAGATAGATTTATCGGGAGGTGTTACGATAACACTTGGGTCAGCAAAGAAGTATTTGGAACGTGACCTACCTTCTTTAATTACAACATAACTTTCATTTACAAAGTCAAGTTCTGCATTCTGATGTAGATTGAGTCCATTCAGGAATTGATTCAGATCATAGATACCAAAGTCCTTAGGAAGTTCTTCTTCAATTGTTGCTTCTGCAAGAATATTCTTCATTACAGAAATGGTACGAAGTGAACTACCTTCTTTAAACAAAATTGATTGGTTAATAGAGGAGAAGTTCTTGAGAAGAGTAAGAGTTTTGTCAGAGAGTTTCATAATTTGGGGTTTCAGTTTCATTATCATTGAGAATAGACTTCACGTTTTGCGTTCTTGTCGTTGAAGTTCATTAGAAGCACAGCATAGTGCAGAATCTTCATAATGTCACGACGAGCAGTACCTTTCTTATCATACCGTGAAGCATATTTAAGAATGTTACTGCGACAGAATGCTTCACCATCACCACAAGCTTCGATCAAATCCAGAGTTTGGATTTTATCATCACCAGCAGAATAGTGTTGATTATAAGTTCCACGAATATACTCTAGCAGTTCTTTTACAACCTTCTCCTCGTTGTATTTCCAAGGAATTGCGGGGCAATTATTCGTTAGGTTGAGTGTAGTATCAGTATTAACAGTATATGATGGATAAGGATATCCAGTAAAACTGATATGATCGTCTCCCATACCTCCTGGAAGATGAGTACCTCCAAAAACGATTGTATCGGGAGAGGTATGAGGATTTCCAGTCATACTAATACCATCGTTTTCCCAAAAATTTTGATTGGGAATGGAACTCTCATAATTGGTTTCAAAGTTTTCAGTCATTTTTAATTCATCGTATAATAGGGACCATGCATTAGTCATCATATCAGAAGGGAAGGTTTTTGTCAAGGCGACCATACTCAATAGTCAGTTCAGGAGTTTCTGAGGGCATTACAAAATCAACATCAATCTTATCATAAAGTTCCAAGAATGCTTGTTTGGTTTCATCATCAAAACGATTTACACAAACTTGAATTGCTTTTGCTTTATCTTGAAAGATGCTGTAAGCACGAATGATATGAACCAATCGGCGGGTGCTGATGATTTCTTCAATACCACCATCATAGAAGGTCTTACGAATTACATCACCCCAATCAACAAGACGCTTACAGAACTCACGATCCTCTACACCAAGGTCCAGAGCGACTCCCTCAAGAATCCTTTGTTCAGTAACAGGAGCGGGGTATGACTGCTCAAACGTCACGGGAAACCGCTCTAGGAACGCCTCATTGAGCACATTGGTGCCTATGAACCTACCATCCTCACTACCCTTACCTTTGGTGTTTGCAGTAGCGATTACATTAAACCCAGCAGCAGGTTTTACGAAACGACCAATCTTTTTAAGGAAGACACCTTTACCTTCTAGGACTGAT